CGCCCATCGCCTTCAGTACCGGCGCGAAACGGCGGGTCCGCTGCTTGTCCACCACGGCCTCGCCCGATTCGAGCAGCGTCAGGTGCTGGTCGCCGCCGCCGAACCCGGGCAGCCGCCCGCCGCCGGCCAGCCCCCGCAGGGAGAACCCGCCCGAGCTGATCGACGCGGCGACCTTCTGGGTGAACGTCATCCCGCCGGATCCGGACGCGTGGACGCCGACGTTGACGGTCTTGCCGTGCATCCGGTCGATCGAGGCCTGCAGGCCCTGCACGCCGCCGCTGGTCCGTGACAGCGCCCCCTGCAGCGGGCCGAGGTTCCGGGTGCGGAAGCTGTCCGCATGAGCCCCGCCCGTATTCATCGCCCCGGACAGGTTGCTCCTGATCAGCCCGCTCAGGCCCTGGACGCCGCCGCTCACCTGCCCGAACGAGCCCAGCAGCGGGACCAGGTTCCTCGTGCGGAGGTCGTCAGAGTGCGTGCCGGCCGCCCGCAGCCCGGCGAGAAGGGTGTTCTGCATGATCCCGGCGAGGCCCTGGATGCCGCCGGACACCTTGCCGACCTCGCCCAGGAGCGGGGTCAGGTTCTTCGTGCGAAGGTTGTCAGAGTCGATCCCGGCCTGATTCAGCAGATGGTCGTAGGTTTTCCACGCGTTGATATCGGCTGCCGGCGGGCCCGCGGCGCCGCCGATACCGCGGGGTCCCTGCTGCGCCGCCGGCGCCGGGTGCGAGAGCTTGTTGAACTGCTGGACCCACAAGGCCAGGCCCGCCCCGGCGGCGACCCCTATCAGCACGCTGATGCCCAGCGCCCCGGCCGCTGTCACGGTCGCTCCCGGGAACAGTTTCGCCCACAGCCCGAGCGCGCCGCCCGCCTGCGCCGCGCCCCCTGCCGCCGCGACGCCGCCCTTGCCGAAGATCCCGCCCAGTGTCCCGGTGACCAGGAACGAGATGACCTTCCCGCCGCCCATCTTGCTCAGGATCAGCGCCGCGCCGGCCACCTCGGCCAGCGGCTTCGCTACCGCCGGGGGCAGCTTCGCCACGAACCCGAGGAAATCGGAGATGATCTTCAGCTCGAGCGCGCCGCCGCTGGTGAGGCCGGGGGCCAGCGCGGCGAGCGCCCCGCCGATGTTCTTCAGCAGCCCCCCGACGACGGGGCCATTCCTGGAGAACCACTGCATGAACGCCTGGATCTCATCGGAGGATTTCTTGCTGGCGGCCCACGCCGCGAAGGCGGGCCCCAGCCGGGAGATCCAGCCGACCGCCTCGCGGATCAGCGGGTCGAACTTCGGCAGCAGGATGATGAACCCCTTGACGAAGTCGATCAGGGTGCTGCCCGCCGCGCTGACCGCCGCCGACCCGGTGGACCCGACGAAATCCCGGAACCCCCGGAACGCGGACGAGTTCACCAGGGCGTCGAACTGGACGCCGAGCGACCTGATGACCGGGGACACGTGGGCGATGATGGGCGCGAGGTTCTTCGTCAGGTCGGTGACGGACTTCAGCCACGGCTGCAGCGCCCCGGCCACGACGGGGGTCTGCGCGGCCTTCACCGCATCCCACGCGGACGCCATGCCGCCGAGCTGCCTGGACAGGGCGATCTGGGCGGGGGACATGCCGGCGTAGGCCTTGCCGATGGCGACCTGCTCGGCCTTGTAGGCGACGGACTTCTTAGTGCCGCTGGCGATGGCGATGGTGTAGTTGTCCTGCGCCTTGGCGACCGCCTCGGATGCCTTCTTCGCGTCGGACAGGACGGGCTTGGCGACGGCCCCGAACGCGGCCAGGGCGCCCGCGCCCGCGATGAACGCGCCGCCCAGCCCTGCCGCGGCCCCGGCGCCTACCCCGCCCAGGGTCGCGATGGCCGGGGCGAGCGCCAGCAGGGGACCCGCCAGCCCCGGATTGAGCTTCAGGCCGCCCAGCGCCTTGCCCAGCTCCCCGCTGCTCTTCGACGAATCCTGCATCGCGTCGTCGAGGCGGCGGATCGCGGCGTCCGCGAGGACCGCCCGCGCCGCGACCCGGTCCTCTGCCTCGCCCGTCTGCCGCAGGGCGCTGGCCAGGATCTTCGACTCGGCGGCGGTCCGGTCTTCTTTTTTCCCCAGCTTCTCGATCGCATCCGAGAGCACGCGGGCACCCCGCGCGGCCAGGACGGTGTTGTCCCCGAGCTTGCGGACGTCACCCTGAAGCTGCCCGGCGCCCCGGCTCAGGAAATCAAAGGTGATCGAGGCCGCCACGGATCACCCGCCTCCCGCACCTGGGTTCCATTTGCTTTCTTGTACCAAACTGGTACTGTGGGGGTACAACAGAAAAGAGGAACCGTGAACCCCTACGACCCGAACATGACCTCCGGCGACGTGCCCCCTGCGGCGCCCCGCAAGCGGCACCACTACATCCGCTGGACCCTCGCCGGATTCGGCGCGCTGGTCCTGCTCTTCGCCGTCACCGGCATCGCCGCAAACGGCAGCAAGGCACCGGTCAGCCGGCCGTCGTCCCGGGCAATTGCCACGGCCAGCCCGGTCGCGCAGACGTTCACGGATCCGAACGGGCTAGCATGCGCGGCGGCTGACGACGCCGGGTACTGCCCCGGCGATGACCCTGCGCCTGCCACCACAGCGCCCGTGAATCCGGTATACCGGACGCTCACCGCGCACGGGTGGGCACAGATCGCCAAGGACCCGGATGCCCACGCGGGCGAGACCTATATCGTCTACGGCGAGGTCACCCAGTTCGACGCGGCCACGGGGCAGTCAGCGTTCCGGGCGGACGCAGGCGGCGTGCGCCAGTACCCCGACGACATCGGCTACGTCAGCTACCCGACGAACACCGTCCTGGACGGCGACGCCGGCACGCTCAGCCCGGTCGTCGAGAATGACCTGTTCACCGCGAAAGTCGAGGTCACCGGCTCGCTCAGCTACGACACCCAGATCGGCGGCAGCACCACCGTGCCGGAACTGCAAGTCGACTCGATCACCGTTACCGGCCACGCCGGCAGCTAAGGGAGAAGACGTGTACCAGCTGCACCTGGGCATCGGCGAAGACCTGGAGAAGTTCCTCCGGGCCTACGCCGAGGCCCGCGGCGTCACCATCGCCGCCGCTACCCGCGTCATCCTGTACGAAGCCAAGAAGAACGAGGAAGAGACCTGACGCTGTGACGTGCCGCTAACCGTCGTCGATCATCTCCTCGGCGGCGTCTATGAGCGCTTCGAAGTCTTCGACGTCGAGGAGCCCGATCTCCCACGGGCGGATGTGGAACTCGCGGGCGAAGATGGCAAGGTACCGGTGCCGGTCCCAGGTGAACCAGCCGGGTCCGACGAGCCGCCGGGAATCGTAGGGTCCGCCTCGGCCCGCGCCTTCTGCTCCGCCTCGGCGGACTCGACCAGCGACTCGCTCATCTCTTTAAGGTCGAAGTCGGTCTTCCCGTCAATGACGTCCTGGAACGCGGTGTCCACGTTCTTCCCCTCGCGGCGCCAGATGAGGCACGCGAGCATGATGAAGGCCCGGGCCGATCCCTCGGCCAGGTCGATCTGCCACTGGCCGTAGTTCCGCTTGTAGACGTGCTCGATCCACAGGGCCTCGTGCATCGGCGCTTTCGCGCCGTCGTACTCGTAGACCTGGCCGTCGATCGTTACCTTCACCTGTGCTCCCTTACTTGACCGCTTTGGCGGCGACGTCTTCCAGTGCCCGCTCGATCCCCGCCCGGACCCGGGGGGCGGCGGCTTCGGCGGGGCCGGTGAACCAGCCGGGCTGCACGGACGGCTCCTCCTGCGTGCGCCACACCTCCCGGTTGCCGTAGACGGGGTGGGTGAGCCGGCCCGCGTCGAGGTTGCGGAGCTTCCGGGCCCGGCCGCTGATGGTCTGCCCGGTGATGGCCACGCCGGGGTCCCGTTCGCTCGTGCGGACGCTGACACCAAGGCGCAGGTCCGCGTCCAGGGTCTCCGCGTACCGGTCCGGGAGCCGCGGTATGAGGCCGGCGCGGATCTCGTCCTGCACCGGGACGACGGCGTCGCGCATCGCCCTGGTGACCTCGCGGAGCAGGTCGCCGTCCCCGGCGCGGCGCAGCCGGAACGCGAGAGCCTCCAGCTCCGCCGCCGCATCAGCCAGCCCCGCCATCAGGTGTTGATGCCGCCCCACTGGGTATAGCGGACCACCGGCCCGGCCGCGGCCCAGGTCGCTTTGAAGTTCACGGGGCCGCTGACCGCGCCATCAGCGCTGAAGTCGCACAACACAGTCCCATAGAAATAAGACGAAGGGTCATTAGTCGCGTCCCAGTAGAGGTAGAAATTTCGAGGCAGTCCGTCTGAGGCGGCCACGTAGGTCTGGGACGTGCCCGCGTCGAGGAACCCGGAGAAGTCGCCCGAGGCGTCCGGGAGCCCGCCGACGTAGACCTTGTTCTGGTCCCCGAAGGCCGTGACCTCGTCTCTGTCGCTGGCCTTGTTGATCGACCAGGCTGCCTGGAACGGCAGCGGCGCCGCGGCGGTGCCGGTAGTCAGGCCCAGG